AGTATAGGGGGTCGTCAGATTCGATACCTAAAAAATCGTTTCTAATAGCACGCCTTAAACACGCCTATAGAAATACAGGTTTAACATACCCTTAGTTAGCATATGCTAACTCGCCGCTAATAGAAGAGGCCGTAAACGCCCAACACGTTCACGACCTCTATCTTACTTACTGAATCCTGCCGGTGTTTGTCGCAATCTCAGCCAGTCTCGCGTTAGCTGTGTCCATTTTAGAACTGATAGAATTGAGCAATACAGCGATATTACCAAACAAATCGCTAATATCGTCCTCTTCAATTAGCAGCACATGGTCATATTGTCCAGCGTTCACCAGATGAAGTAAGAGTTTGTCGCTCTCACAGGTAACATAAGCGCCGCTGGGCGAGCTCCCATCGTTTGACATCATAGGAATCTGAGCATTTTCAACACACAGAAACTTAGGTGTCCAAACATTGCCTAGGAAAAACTGATAAACGCTGTGCCCGTTGGCGTCAAATTTTACGGTTTCCTGAGCAGGACTAATTTGTACATACTCACAATGCAAAACGATACACCTCCATTAGAATGATTCGCCAACACCAGGATAAATAAACTTCACTCTTATCCACCATCTGCCGGCGGAAAGTTGTTGGTCTCCCACAATATTGACGTTAGAACCGCTCTTTACAAAATTTACTTCAGTATCCGGTGTATTTGCGTGCTCAAAGATTAGTTCGGAGCTAGCCGATACAATATCCCCCTCATATGCTAAGTGCCAATTCAGGATTTCACTCATTGGGAAAGTTAATAGCGCCATATTAGCATTAAAATTAGTTGCAGTTGTAATATTCGCCATAAATCCATTCCCAATATCTTTAACTGCGTTTATAGTTACATCAGAGGCCGCCCTCAGAGTAATCTTGATAGATTTCGTTGCGCCGCCCAAAATAAACGAGTTATCTGCTGAGGGCTTACTACCACCGGCAATCTGGTCCACATACGCCTTAGTTGCCGCATCTTGTGGGTTAGTGGGGTCAGCCATGGAAACAATCTTTTTACCATCCATGTTTGCCTGTTTCCTAATCCAAACAGTCCCACCGTCACATTCAATTTGATTTTGACCTTTGACGTTCAACTGCACAGAGCTGGCCTGAGTAAGCACAGCGCCTCCACTCGACATAGTCCCACCGCTAGAAATTCCACCGGTTTGCACCACGTTATTCGACCTCATGTTGATATTCCCACGCATCGTCCCGCCCGCCAGCGGCAGATAATCCCCGCCAGCCTTACCGTCAACATACTTCTTGTTAACAAGGTCGTCGTTTTCGGTTGGCGTACCTTGATACTGCGGCTTATATGTAAGGAACACTGCGGTTCTTTGCGTTCCGTTAAAGAACAAACTACCGCCATCAGAAGGGTCGCCGGAAATAATACGTAGTCCATCGCCTCCGCCGAAAATAAGACCCTTGTCGCCAAATTTCAGCTGGTTCGCCCCAACGTCCACATAGTCAACGTTAGAATCCCGGTAAACGCTCAGCGTTCCGCCAGTCACGTCCGCCGCCTTAGCGCCCACTTTGACACTCACCGCGTTCGCGCTATCCGGGTCCTGCGCCTCGATAACAACATTACTCCCACCGTCAGTAGTCCGTGTCGCCTGCACACTAGCCTTCTTACTATTCAGGTTGGCGTTGATAATAGCATCAACCTGAGTGGGACTATGCCCAGCAGACACAGACCCCATGATAGCGCCCTCACCTTGGGACCCCATCATAATTACATGGTCTTGATCCGAAACAAGAGCACCCACATAATCAGAATCACTGTCAAACTTGATATTTCCGGTCATCGTTCCACCAGCCAGCGGCAGATAGCCATCCAGTTCCTCCTTAGTAGGAACCTTAGCCGGGTCGGTCGAAATAGTGTTACCGGAAATAACGATACCCTCGCCGGCAACATATTCCGTACCGCCACCGCCGCCTCCGCCGGTAGCGTTCAGCACACCTTCCGGCGTAATCGTCAGATTAGCGCCAACTTTCACGCCGCCCAAACTGGTAGCACTAGCAATCGGCAATGTATATTCAGTCCCGTGACTGTCAAAATACTTCTTGTTCACAGCGTCCCCGTCATCAACTGGGTCCGCAACTCCCGTAATCCTGTGATCCATAGCATTGACGTTTGTACCCGGTGCAAGCCTAAGCTCGTTTGGCGCATGAATCTCAGTGACCCACAGCTCACCAGTACCACCGTCAATCCCATTTCTGTTCACGTACACAGCACCGGCATCAGTACCCACGTTGATATCAAGATGGGGAACGTCTCCGTTCATATGCTGTTGAATGGTAATGGCACCAATCTTGAGCTGTCCCGCCCCGTTATCCGCATTGGTAAGTAGAGTAGCCGCTCCCAGAATACGCACGTTTCCACTCTCACTCTTTACGCAAACGTCACCGTTATCCCGGTAGAAAGCGCCCTTAACCGTATTACCGTCCACGAGCTTAACAACGGCGGAGCCCTCCATCTGTAGATCTCCGGTCATTGTGTCACCGGCCTTCTTCACATACGGAAGCGGTACGTCCCCGGTGGTGAGCCCGTTGATCTGGTCTTGAAGCAACTGGTCGGCCTCTGTACGATTCACAATTTCCTTATTGAGATTCTGCTCAATTTTCAGGTCTGCATTGGCCCGATCAATAGCTTCCTGGTTGATATTGCCCTGCAGCACCGCGTCAGCGGCAGTCCTCTCCGCCTCTTCCGTTTCAATAGCAGTCTGTAACTGGTTGTCGGCGGCCTCGCGGTCATTGATTTCCTGGTCAATTCGCCCGCCCAGCGCCTCGTCAGCCTCCTCCCTTGCCTGTGCCTCCGCTGCGTCCGCGTCCTTCCGATCCTGAATCTCTTTTTCAAGCGCCCTTTCAAGCGCATCAATATCACCCTCTGCTGTAGTGATACGATCCTCAAGCGCAGTAATCTCGTCATCGATTCTCTCAATGTCCGCCTGAATCTCAGCAATATCATCCGCGTTTTTCTGCGCCAACTCCCACGCCTTATTAGCTACCTCGCTAACCTCGTCAACCTCATGGTTGATAAAGTCAACCTCATTTTTCAGGCCGCCAACTCTCTGCACCAACTGCGCAATAGAGCTTTCAAACTGATTGCACCACCCCTCAAAAGGGCGCTTGCTAACCACCCAATACGCCGCATTTTTAGGCATCTGCCAGTTATCAGGAGAGGAGGTGAGGCTACCCAAATACTCCATACCGCCCCCGGAAGTCGCGGTGATGACCGCAGTTGTGCACCCCATTCCTTTCAGGATATTCGCCACGGTGATACCCTGCATGCCCTGCACGTCCTGCTTGCCGCAGTTAAAGAACACCTTATCACCGTTGCAAGACTTATACCCAACGGCGCAAATCGACTGTTTTGTGGTCATCCCCTTAGCCTGCTCCGTGATCTCACCATCCAGAATAATGGGAATAACAGACCCGATGAGGTCAACAACCTGATTCTGGCACAGTGTATCCTCGTCAGTGTCACCACCGAAAATCTTCAACGCCCCGTGCCGGTTGAATCCTCCGCAGAAGATTCCACCCTCTGGAGTGCTTGCCATCGGTGCACCCATATACCGCGCAACACCCTTCCACGGCGCGTCAGTGGTTGCACTAATAATCGCGTTGGCGTTGGTCACGAAACTGACATCCTGAATACTCTGCACAAGACCAGAGTTTGTAGTATTTCCAAATGCAGGCATAAGCTTGATAAAGATAGGCTTACCGCACTTGTCAACACACTTCACGTTGATGACGTGATACGGGCAACTGTCGTTTTCAGAGTACCCGCTCTCCATGCCAACCTCGTCACGATCATAGTACACATCATTGGATACAGCCGCGCCAACAACCCGATCAAGAGCCTCATAACAGTTTCGCTGAATTTGGTTCCATCTCAGGATGCACTCGTTTACCCTGCCAGCCATTTCACACATCTGGGCCTGCACGTTTGGTCCCGGGATATTTACCACAGGCCGGACAGGAGGCGGCACAGGTGTCCCGCAAGGTCCCGGCTTACAAGGGCCGCAATGCTCAGGCTTGCAAGGATCGGGCTCACAGCAATGGTCAAAATCATGATAACAATCTTTCATTAGAATACCTCCATAAAGCACCCTCTAAGGGCCTCAATAATCATTTCGTCTACGTTGATGAAGGTTTTACGGAAAGCCGCCAGCAATTCAGACCCACTAATACCAACGTACCCGCTGACAACTTCCTCAATTCCGCTTTCCTTTGTCTGCGTCTCATCTTCTTTTCTATCCTTGCTTTGCGTATGCTTTTCATCCGTCTTGCCCTGCTCGATTCCAGCCGTATGACGCTCTCCCGTTGTATCCTCAACGGTATCATTATGTCCCGTGGTATTTTCGGTGAGGTTAGACTTGCCGTTTTCATGCCAATCTTCATTATAGTCTGTAGTCCTGTCTGTGTTCTCTGTTGTATCCTCATGGTATGTTGTATCACTTGTATAGTCCTTATTCTTTTTCTCAGTCTCTCCAACCGTTTCATTTTCAGTTTCGTTTTCCGTCACGTTCCTAGTCGTGTTCTCTGCTACCTTCTCCGTTTTATCCTCAGTATAACTATTGCTAGTATGCGTACTTTCATCGGTGTTCTGGTCCTCTCCTGTTTGCGTTGCGTTAGTCAGATAGTTCCAAACAACACTGTTCTGCACGCCCCCGCTAGAATTGACGTTCTTTTGAGGTGTATCCGAATAAAGTTTCGTTCCGTCCGTATTGATAGACCTCTCCAGTGTACTATCGCTAGTTCCAGACCCACTTGTCTTAGTAGTCGTATCCCGTGTTGTCTCTACCGTTTCATTCAGTGTTCTATCCTTAGTGAGCTCCGTGGTAATATCCTTAGAATTGTCCTCTGTTGTATTATCCACAACCTTAGTTGTAGAATCTTTAGTTCCGGTTACATCCTCGTCAACAACTTCCTTAGAAGTCTTGTCGCCCTGCTTTTCATATGTCTCTTCTGCCGTGTGATCCAAAGTGCTATCATATGCGCCAGTTAAATTCCCCTTTGTGCTTTCGTCATCCCTATGACTATTCACGAAATCCCTGAGCATGACGGCTGCCGAATTCTCACCGGAATTAGCTACCCTAAGCAGATTCTCGACGTTTCTACCATTAGTCTTGACCAACTGATTCAACATGGGATCAAACTTAATTAGCTCGCTCTCATATAGCCTGTTATAGTATGGCATAATCTTCATCAATTCCGCGTTAAGAAAATGCTTGAATCTGTCCGGCGTCTCCGCGCCGATCTGGTTAAACCAATAGTATGTTATAATCTTTCCCTCTAGGTGCTTCTTATGTTCTGGAATAAAGGTGTTCCACCAGTCGTTGAAAACTTCATACCCACCCGAAACGAGTTCCCCCAATTCCGGGTTAATCTGGCTCGTCCCTATTAGTTGACGCACCGACGTCACCTCCCTCTTGGAAACCTTTATCCATCTCTATGAATTCTTCCATGAAGTCTTCCACGGCGTTCAACTCTACCCCAACATTCAAGCCAAACATAGCATTGATTTCCTCACATGCCCTTTCCCTGCACCACAGCTCACTCTCAATAATGTGCCGTGTGGGATTCCTCTGCCCCTGCCCCTCAGCAGAAATAAGGCGTTCTTTCTTGTCGCTTGTAAGGCTATCAATGCCTAGGCTTGTGCAAAGCTGTTGCATGTAGTTTCGTACATTGGCCCACATCTCATTCAGCACGCAGTTTACACCGAAATTCATAACCTTGACACTGTCAGGGTTGCCAAACTTAGAGCCGAAAATAGCAATCTCATTTCCGGCAATTTTGTTTGCCGCTGTAATTGCGCTCTGCTTGTCCTTCTCGTCACACTGAATAGCAAACGGCCTCTTGATAGTCTCAGTGTGAATATCGATGCTTCTGAGTGCGTTTGAAATTTTAGGTGAATAATTCCAAATGGAAAGATAGTCCGGTGTCATAGTCTTATTTGCCCTAATAAGCACGCTATTATCAATGTCAAATCTGTGCCGATACTCGAAACTATATGCCTCTCTTACTACGCTCTCATAGTAGATGTTAAAAGGCCCCGGCAAAGTAACCGCCGTGTGTATATAACCTAGGTCCGGATCATTAGCGAATAACGCCACACCGTAAAACAGCAACGTCATTTCCAGCGCACGCTCATTGCAACTATCCGGCAGACCCGTCCATCTAAACCGGCTTAACGCCATATTGATAAATCGGTTATAAATTTCTATGGTCTGCTGTGCATTTAAGACCTCTGCCCTAGCTCCATTGGGAGGAAATACTATACCCGGCAGATTAGCACCGAAAAAGCAATCAAACAAATTTACCACCTCCTATACCGGCGCAGAATCCACGTTGTATTCCTTAGCGCCGTTTGTATAATCAAGTCCTTCTCCGTTAGGTCCTTTTACGTTCTGTATCTCTTTGTCAATGGTCTTTCCTAGCACGATCGTAACAGCCGTTCCAATAGGTGTCGCGCATATTGTCCAACAAGCCAGCGCTCCCGTGTACTGATATTTGATAGACAGCAGGGCCAGATAAAACCCTCCCACCAACAAGCAAGCCAAAAACAAAACTACAATCCAACCCAAAAGCCTGCTATACAATTTAGAGCACGGACCATTGCGCTTTTTAACCCTCATACAAAATACACCTTATTCCATATTGAACTGCCACCTCATGCTCAATGCGGCACCCTCTATGCTTTTCCCAACCCCGCATAAAATATACTACGTCGACCTCTGCCATATTCTTAATGGATTCACCGATACTCAAAATAGGGTTTGAATATCTCATATAAGCGTCAATAAACTCAATGTTATAGGAATTAAGTTCAAGGAAAAGGTGCAGCTTTGCCTCCTGTCTTTTCCTCAAAATTTCTTCCTTGGAAAGTCCTTTCATGGGTTGTGAAATAAACACTTTCATTGTAACGCCTCCTAAACTAATATCGGATAATAAACTGTCGTGTCCTGTCCCGGTCTGGTCTTTTATGTGCTATACTGGTCTCACGAGGCCATCCTAGCCCATAACAGAAAAGGTCTGGTCTTTAATTGCCTTTACGGGAGTTGACGGTAGACGCCGGGAGTTGAGTGTAGTTTACGGCACGGGATTTCCCAATGTTTTATTGAAGGCTTTAAGAATGGTAACTAATTGTTCTCTATTTACAAAATCCTGCCACATGTAATTTCCTTCGTATCCTGTAATAAGACCGTTTCTAATTGCCCATTCTCTGGCCTCTTCTGACCAGTTCTCTGCGTCATTGTCCTGTAGTGTCTTACGGTATTCTCTTACGATCTCTTCCGGGGATGCTCCACCGGCGCTTTTCAGGAGTGCATATACATCTGTTCTAAAGTCGTTCATCGTTTTGTTGTGCATTGGAAACCAGTGCATAACGTCAGCGTGATTGGATGCTACCCCTATAGTGAAGCCCTCAGAGTGACAGATTAGGACATCCTCTTGTGATGGGTCCAGCCTGTAGAGCCTACATAGATAGGCGCAGAGTTCTATAGCCTCTGTATATACAGCGTTGAAATAATCTGGGTCTGTAAGGCCGTCCTCACAAATCTCAAAAGAGATATAGGAGTTATTTGCCGACCCCCAACGGCCTGAACCGGCGTGCCACGCGCGCATGTTCCATGGGAGGGTCTGCACGGTGGCAATGGAACCGTCATCCAGTTTCCCGATGAAAGCATGAACACATGTGTCAATGCCCGGGCGGTTCCAGTCGTTGGAGTTTTTGTTTACGCCGATACCATCCTTGTCTGGCTGGACGTAGCGCTTTAGGTTGGGGTTGTTTGCACCTGTGCTGTGTACCATGATGCCTCGAATATTTAGAGGCTTACCTGCTTTATAGCAGTCGTTATTCGTCAGGTAGTTCCGGATTAGATGCATCGTTGTACACCTCCTTTAGTTTAGCGGTTAAGGCCGCGTTTTCCTTTGACAGCTCCATCAACTGGTTATATAATTCTGCGTTTTTCGTTTCCGCGTATTCTAGGTCGTTTTGAAGTTCCTGATTGTTGCTCTTGGTACTTTGAGCACCGAAAAAGAAAGCGATAACAACAGAGTATATGGTCATAAAGTCTTGTGAGATTGTCTGTTTATATGCCATAATGCAAAACACGATTGTCAGGGCGATTGTTACTAGGGATTTAACGGACATGAGATTAGCTAATCGTTTCAATAGATTGGTCATATAATCCACACCTCCGCAGTGTATTTTACTAGGTTGAAAATGATAATCATTCCTGTGAGAGATACAATAATATTTACCACTAGGTATGTCAGCCAATATGCGGTATGGTTGATCGGTTTATTTTTGAATACTGTTCTGGACATAATGTAGTGTAGACGTTTTCCAACCGGGATTAGTAACATATAGATTGCCATATAAATGAGCACTAGAGCTACAACTGTTATAAACTCAATGGTCATGTAGTGCCTCCATTTTGCCTTGTATGTAGTTCACTGTTGCTGTAAGTTCTTCCACTTGTTTTGATAGGGTGCATATTTTAGATTCTACTTGCTTTATTCTCCACTCTGTCACCTTGTTGGCTGAAACAATTCCTGCGTAAGTTCCAACTAGCGTTCCGATTAGAGAGAGTATAGCAACAATTACAGTTTCCATGGCAACCTCCTAACTCTTGTTAGCGGACGGGTTGGAAAAGTCACCGATGGCTCTTGCTCCTACGTTCCAGAATGTGACACCAGCATTTAGCATTGCTTCAATGCGCTCTCTGTAGACGGTTGGAATGGGCCCGGATATGTGGCCCTCTGAGGTCTTAACGAAATTCCAGCACGGACGGCTGTTGCGCTCTGGCACTTTCAGCCTCATGACCTTGTAGCCGTAGCGGTCGAAAAAGCTGTCAACTGATTTCATGATGCTCTCGTTGCACATGTACCAGCGGAATTTGAAGCCAAACTGGCCAATTGAGGCAGCTAGGATGGGGTCAGAAGACACAGAGCCATTAACAGCGGCTGAACCCTTTTTGGCCTTTGTATCTGCATCCCAAATACTTGCCGCACTACTGAGGCCACTTGCAACGAGTCCCGGAACGGCGGCCATTCCTACCCCTGTGGCAGCAGCGGCTCCTGCAAGGATGAAAGATCCAGCTGATTTTGCTGTGGTTGCTAGAATGTTTACTTTGTTGGTCTGTTGATACTGAGCATATTGATTTCCAACCCATGCACCTTGCGGAAATACGGTGATTGCGCACCCGTATTCTCCCGGGTTTCCCATGTAGTCATAGGCGTCTGGCGTTGCAATGATTCCTCCGCCACCTCCGATAAAGCGCCCGTAGATATGGAAGTTAAACGTGCCTTGTGTTGTGATTAGCTCGGGTTTGTATGTCACTGTCTCGCTGTTCATGCCTTCTACTTGCGCCACGCAAAATTCACTAGAATAACATTTCGCATTTCTGCAAAGGTCTGGCCCAATTGCTCCGCCGCTTTGCCACGGCGGAATAGTTTCAACTGCTTCTGACAAATCGGATAGGAAATCGCCGGGTACGGAGTAAACGCCTAGGATATTCTCTAGCTTTCCCTCGCTTGATTCTGCTACGCTCTGCAAATAGCTGTTAACGGCTCCTGCGCTTGAAAAAGTTCTCATAGTTAAGCCGTTAAACACATTATTTTCTACAGTGCCTCCAAACATTGGTTGACCGGAAGAATCATAAGGAGTGAATACCACAAATGTATCTGGAGCGTATGCCTTTATTTGGTCATAGACAACTTGGTCGGGGGTGCCGCCCATTCCTTCGGGTATCCCAATGTTAATCCAGTTTGGATTAGCTCCGTTCCAGTCGTTCACGACATGCTCTCTTTCCACTAGGCTGTAGGAGGTTGGCCAGTTTATGTCCCCACAGTAGGTGCAAAATGCGTCTACTTCAAAATAGATGGTTGTTGTGTTCGGGTTTACCCACTCAACCCCTGTAATGTTCGCGATAATCCAGCGCGGTCCGGTTCCGGTATTTTGCCACATGATAATGTCGCATGTCAAGGCATCGTTGTAATTGTATTCAACACGGCAGTATTGCCTCTCGTCCGCTCTCTGGTATGAGTATTGGGTGAAAGACGCCTTTACTTTTCCGGCTAACCACCCTTGCATTGCGGCGTTGGATTCAAAGTAGGGTTTGTTATACTGATCTATGCCTGTATTTGTGCACAGATATATAGTTGTTTCGGGTCTCCATAATGCCATGGTTTCACCTTCTTTCTATCGGGAGGGGCTTGCGCCCCTCCCTAAATTGCTCTTACGCTGTGCGGAGGGCCACGCAGTTGTGGAAGGGAGACAGAGAGAAGGTGTCCCACGCATGCAACCAATAATTCCAGTTCATCGCGGAGCCGTTATAGAAGGTGGTGAAACGGCGGAGCTTTTCGCGAATCTGGAATGTTTTAGTGTCTGCCAGCACTGCCAGTGTCTTGCCATCGGCTCCCAGATCGTCAACGATAATCTGTCTGGCCAGGTAATCAGAGTAACTGAGATTAAACGCCGCACTCAGTACCTCAACTCCGATATTTGCGGCTACGTCTGCGCGGATGATGATCAACTGATCTTCGATGGGGCTCCATGTTACGCGGTCGTTTCCGGTGCCTCCCATTAGCTTGTAGTTGTTGTAGGCGCTGGAAGGGAAGGTGAACAGCATGGACATATTGCGGAGCTGGACTTGGAACTGCTTGCCGGTAGCCTCGTTGTTGGGCATTACTGCTGTGACGGTTTTCAGCTTTCCGTCAGTAATTGCATCAACAACCAGCTGCTTGGTGTACTTGAATTCATCAATGGTGTTCGCATTGTAAAGGCTGTCTACAATGCCCTGAATGAGGTTTTCAAGAGCGTTCCAAGAGACGAAAGCATTTGTGAGCTGTTCGTTGTTGATAGTTACGGGATACTTATCTTGGCGATTCAGTCTATACCACGCGGCGGCCACATCAGGCTTGGTCATTTTCAGGACGGCGGCCATCCCGGTTTCTGTGCCGTCATATGCCTGAGCGGTAGCCGGATTCACGTGGGCTTCCTCAACGTCAACACCCAGAGGCTCAGCGTTTTTGCGGAGCATAGACAACGGGTTGTTCCACATCTTGCGGTAAAGGATGGTAGCAACGATCTTGTTAACCAGCGCACTCAGAAACTCGTTTGCCATTGCATCATAAGCAAGAATGGGGTTTCCCACGTCAGCCAGATTTGCGGGAGTGGCTACAGGCACAGCGGCCTTATAGGCGTCACTCGCATCATTGCGGATTGCGTTCATCATTTCAGGGCTAGCAATAGGGTTGTTCTTAGTTGCCATTGTTGTTATCCTCCTTATAGATATTCTTTAGAAAATCGTCAACTCCAACCGGCTCTTCTTTGGTGGTTTCCTTGGCCTTGTTCTCAATGGCCTCAGCCTGAGAACCGATCCTCAGAAACAGGTCCATATTTGCACTCTTGAGCCGCTCATTTTCCTTGGTGACGTTCTCATTGTTTTGCGTAAGCTGTTCCATTTTTCCGATATTATCAATGATAACGTCTTGCATCTGGCTCAATAAAGTCGTTAAGGTGGCCTGATCTCCTCCCGCGGAGATAACTTCCTCAGAGAACTGCCGGAAAGAATCCTGTGTAAATTCGTATGCCATTTTGTAACCCTCCATTTGTTATAGTAGCTTTCTTAGAATGGGCCATGCTAAATTCTTTACTTTTTGTGTCTCAAATCTCAGCATGCCAGCAGAGAAAGCATCCATTATACCTTTTATAACTATGTTGTTTCTTGTAGCTAATACGGTTGAATTGTTATGGTCGTTTAATGTTAGGCTTATTGTTATCTTTCTTGTGTCATCAGTTTTCTCTGATAGATAGAAAATACCAGAGTTCATGTCCCTATACACGCCGATTTTGAAGCCGTCTATTAGTATCGTTGTAACATAGAAGCAGGCTGTAACCATTTTTTCGATGAAGGAATCCGTGTCTAACAAGAACTCGTTGTCCATTGAATAGGACCCGTATTCTGTTCCGTCTATCAGACGTCCAAATCTGGTTTGTTTTACGTGGTTAACGTAGGCTGGGTTTGTGACTGTCTCTAGTTGGATGTCCTTTAGTAGCTTTCTTTTCTGCCCTTTCTCTAATGATAGGTTGAAATATAGGAAATAAGGGTTACTGAATGTAACGGCGTTACTCAAGAATAATACTGGGACATCTCTGTCTCTTGATATTGTTGAGTAACATTCAAGGAAGGTCACGACTTCATTTTGAAGGTAGCGGTATGCTCCTGCTCCAATGATGAATTCGTCAAAGATAATCAAGGTGACGTTTGGGAACGGCATTGATTTAAGCATTACTGCTTTTGACAGCGGGAAATACCACCCGGCGACTTCCTTGTCTATCCTGAATAACCCACGATCCGCTTTAAACTCGTGGTCCGGAAACTCCTGCATGATATCATCGAAAAAGTTTCGCATCTGTGACTGAGGCATTTCTGTGTCGTACCTTCTAAGATATACAAATTGTTCGCCTTTTTCGGTGAAATTTTTAATTGCCCTCTTTTTGGCTCCGTAGGTCTTACCAGCTCCACGAGCGCCTACAACAAAATTAAATAACCTGTTTCTTGAGAGCGTGTCATCTGCATTGTAATACATGGACGTGTCCTTAGTGTCCACTTTATCACCTCTGTAAAATAAGGGAAATCCTTGCCCTCCACTGTGTCAGCACACCACCGCCAATTCCCACCCGGGAAGGCTCTTCGCCCCGGTGCCCCGGACGGGGACACTAGGAAAGCAAGGACCCCTCTAGGGTATTGTATCATAATGAAAGCGAGTTGTCAACCCCTTTTGCCTTTTTTATTTTGAAGGTTGTCTCCTTCAAAATGACGCCGCCGGGGACGATTTTGGGAAGGAGTTTTCCGTCAAATACTGCTCCTTCGATAAATTCGCTTTCAGTTATTGTCTCTTTAACGTTCTTAGGCATACCGGCACATTTTATGTTTATTTTTTCTTGATAGTCTTTCCCTAGCGTTACCTCTAGGTAGGTTTTCTGACGTATAAATTTGGCCCTAATGAATGTTTCTTCTAACTTAAATGCTCCTAGGGCTTTGTTGTCTACCCACAGCCCTTCCGGTGGCTCTGTTCCTGATACGTGTAGACTGTCCGTGTCTGCATATATGAATCTATCTCCACATGTCTGCGCTCCTCTAATTATTTTGTCTCTGCAATAGGCGGTTATAAAACAGGCCATCGGGATATATCCACCTTTTCTTATCTCCTCTTCTGACAGCTTAAATCCTATTCTACCATCTTCTCTTAAGTATGGGATGCAGGACTTTCCCTTTTTCTTTGATCCGAATTTTCCGTACAGAGAGTTTAGCATTAGTTTCGCTATTTTCTCGCGCCCCGGATTTCCCTCTATTCTAGCTTCGGTCTTTTCGTTGTACCAATAGTCTATGTATTCGTCAAATAGGCCGTGCGTTCCTTTTAGCATGTATCCGCCGCACCACTCTATTACATTAACGTCATAGTGATCGAATACTAGCTTCTCATCTACGCTTGTTAGGTATAAATAGGTTGGCTCTATTGATTGTGTTAGATACTCCGTGTCGTGGTACATGAAATGTCCTTTTATCTGTATGCATGGATAGTGATTTGGTTTTAACTTGAATTCGCATAATATGCATTGTATGTATAGAGGGTACATTGGATTTTCTTTGTATTTCTTTGGGAAATATACAGGCTCTCCATAAGGAAGTAAGCAATTTTTCATTGCCCACGGGTACATCGAATTTACATCAAATACGGCTCCTTCTTTTACTTCCTTGTCTTTGTATGCTGGGTTTACAAATGTAAATCCGCCTTTGTACGATTTCTTAAAGTCAGTGAACGTTGGTAAATCTAGCTCCGGGTATCTCTGTTTATATTGTTCTTTTCCTAGTCGGGACATGTAATCGTGCAAGGCGTTTGAGCCAGTTGTTAGTCTTGTTTGATTGTGATCAAACATAAATTTAAGGGCTTTTGCTAATATTATTACATCGTGAGAAATATAGTCTTTTTCTTCTTGCGTTAGTATGTGCCCTATTTCTCTGTCCTCGTGGTAGTCAATTTCTAGCTTCTTTTCCTCTATCCCGAAAGATTTTGGCATATCAGATATTGGCATTGGAAGTATTTTCAGGGAATCTATTATTTGGATTTCATCGTCTGATCCTGATTTCCTATCTGGTACAAATCTGATCTGATACCATTGCCTCATGTCTGATATTAAGGTGCTAAACTCGTTCCTATGTATCTTTCTATATTGTGAGTGAACATATCCTTCTTTTAGGAGGTGGTCTACAATAAATGCGCCGTCAAATTTCAGGTTGTGAAAGTATATTTTACCATGTAATTTTCCGATATATTCTATGAAGGTCTCAATCGTCTCTCCATATGATATTGTAGATTCTATGTCATATATGTCACAAATGCACCACGCCCACACCCGGCAGTCATCAGGATTTGTGGTTGTTTCAAAGTCAGCCGCATATATTCCCATATCATAGGCTTTCCCAGAGTCCCAGTATGTAGGCTAGGTTATTCATGAATAACTCATAGTCTGAAACTATGTCTATCCTTGTTTCTGGTATGCCTATTGAAGCGTCGATAACTTCTTTTGATGCACTTGATACTAAGCCTATGATTTGCATTATAAGATTAGTGACTTCTGGGTCCTCTCCGTTTGTCATGTTCCATAATTGCATGGCTTCATATACATGTCTAATGTAATTTTGCCTGTATGCTTCTGTTAGTGGGTCGGCTTCTGAGGGCTCTAGGAAATCTATTTCTATTTTCCGACGCTTTTCTTCGTCTGCTATTATTTTTGAGAGTGTTATTGGCCTTGTGCCATATACGGGCTGAGTAGGAAATCTACCTAAACGCTCTTGTGCTTCTGCCTGTGCGGCAAGTCGCTTTTTGCGCCGTCTATTCTCTTCTGCCACTGAGCGCTTTAACAGGTCAAGCGATGCCTTTGCTATTGGGCGGCCTTCAAGGGTTGTTAGCTCAAGTCCGGCCCTATCAAATCTCTGTAGGGCCTCTATTCTGCGCTTAAATCCCTTTGCTGATTTTATTTTACCTGCTTCCTCTGTATATGAAAGTTTCGGTGGTAAATATTCTCTTAGTTCTGGAGATGTTCTTTTAATTGCGCTCTGTAAACGTCTGTTGTAGTTCTTTATCTCGCTTTGTAGCTTTTTCAGTTGTTGTTCTGTTGGGCTATAGACACTTTTATTTTCAGCTGATCCTGTTGTACCTCTTTTCCTCCGTGCCATACCCTGACCCCCTTCCCAAATGTTGCAATTTGAGCTAGAACTAAAGCCGCGTCTGGGTCGATCTCACATGGTAGGCGAAATTTCTTTGAGATAAAATCGGCCCCCTCTGTTAAGATGCGGCTTGTGTTTTCGGATACTGTGCGGGATGCCATTTTACACCTCCTTTGATTAAAGGGAGGGGCTTACGCCCCTCCCTAGATTGAATAACGGGACGCATTTGTTAGGCCATGAGCTTCATGGTCAGGGTGTTCCCGTTGCTGGTCTTAATCTGCTCAATGGTTACTTTCAGCCCCTCAGGGAAGTGCAGGGTGCCGAAAATGTTGAAGATGTTGCGGACGCTGTTGGTGATACCGGAAGAGGTGGCCGCATACGTTTCGCCCTGATCATCAATCAGAATGACGCGGATTGCATCCCGCTCAGCGGAGCGGCCTCTGTCGTTGATTTTGCACTTGACCATGATAACGTCAGTCAGGCAAATGGGCTTGTTGACCATGTCGGCAATTCTGGTCTCAGGAGCGTTAATCGCGTTGTACAGCTTGATTTTGTCCTCACCGGAAACGGGGTCAAAGCTGACAAACATGTCGGAAGTCTCAGACCCGGTAAACGCCTGCATCTGCTTATTCATATCCATTGTTATTTCCTCCTAAAATTTGATTGTTTTACTTATGGTTCTTTGCGGGGACTTCTTCGGCCAGTTCCATGAACTTGTCAAGAGACAGGCGATAGGTATGAGGTACGTTGTCGATCTTGTAGACGATCTGTGCGCCATGCTCTTTCAGAAGCTTCTTTGTCTCTCGCTCGCCCAGCTTCTTTTCGCTGAAAATGTCGATTACGGGGGTGATAGTGGTTGCGTCTCCGCTGTTCTCGATGCTTCCCAGATGATAAATATAAGTATCTACTGTTCTGGTCATGTACTTTGCCATGGTTTTTCCTCCTGTTCAAGTTCTTGCTTTCTTTAAATTTAGAATCGCAGGGATTTTGCTCGCTTCCCTCTGTACTGTTAAAATGTACCGTTTCGACGTATTGAATTGTGGAGGGAGTGTTCACTTCCTTTCATTTTGTGATTAGAGGGAGCGGGTTTACCCCGTGGGGTCCGGCCTGATAACCCACAGACCGGCTAGGAAGGGTTAGGTATGGATTCTTCTGTATATTGCACGTGCAAATTCGTCTATTTCTTTCTTGTACCTAGTGTAGCGCCTAAATATCGTTCGGTAGTTCTTCTTTCAATATATGCCTTTATGCATTCACGATTGAGTGCAATTTCTGCTATTCCTGCATTGTAGCCCTCCTCTTGTTCCTGATTATTACGGCAACTGGAGTTTACCACCTGAGGTGAGTTCATTGTATCGTAGCCGTAAATAATGAGGTTATAAAACGCTTTGAATCTTCCTACAGCATAATCATCCATCGTTTACCTCCCTGTATGTGCGTACGAATTCATCATGGGAAAGCACGCTTATTTTGCCTTCGGGGTCTAATAGAATCCAGTCGCCGGGGACTGCTGTTACGTTCCCGCTAGGGAGTTGAATTTCAAGTTTCAGCGGGTTGGTTTTATCGCTGTTGTCTATAGTGGCAAACGCTTTGCCTTGATTGATTAGGTTCATGTACCATTTAGGCGGGATGTGCTGGCCAAATCTAAAGGCGCTAACGGGGGTTGCTCTTGGGATGTATTTCATTGGTTTTGTCCTCCTTTCATAGTTGTATTGTAGCAGGTAAATGTGAACTAGTTATGAACACGGCATGTAGATTTTTCATGGGTTAGTGTAAAGGAGAGTTAGCTTACGCTAACCCGGTGCGCGGAGGGTTGGGCGGCGGTGGAGCCGACGGCCCGTGGGTGCGAACAAATGTTTGATTGTTAAATTTTTAACAAGTGGGGTGTATGGACACGAAAAGTGCCCGGTTAATACCGGGCACTTAATTGCCATAAGCCACGCTGGCGGATTAAATATAAGGCTGTGTTGCAGTTCCTAAAGAAATTGGCGGCTATCAGGCAATGCTTTAGATCGGTTGTTTCAACGATGATATGACGCTTCATTTTAATTGACCTCCTTAAATAGATATCACTTTTACGCTTATCAATTCGCCGTGAAGATTTGCGATGTGGTCAATTAGCTTGCTATATAGATCGAGTGATATTAGCGCTACTTCAAGTTTGCCGTCTACCTTGTAGGCAACTTCGACCCCGCATGGTTTCATTGCTCTTCCTCCTTCTCAACCCTCTCAGCGTTTTCTAGGAAGAAGCCCAAGGGCATGCGATAGTAGTGGGTTGTTTCGATGCAAGCGTACATGATAACTTTTTCTCCAAGGTCTTTACAACGGCGTTTAAGCTCACGTTCTCCGAGCTTATTATAGCTCTCCATTGTGCAGACGTTCTTAATCTGCGTGCCAGCCACTACTCCGAAGTTGTAATTGTAGCAAGTGATACCTCTGGTGATGTTTTTCATTGTTGTACTTCCTTTCTTTTCTGTTCGGCTTTGTAGGTTCATTATATTGAGGTTTGTTATCCCCTCTGATTGTAGTATAGCAGATGAGCGCTTATTTGTCAAGCATTATTTTACTATTTTATGAGTTTGTAGGAAGTGTACAAAATGTATGGGTGCCAGTTGGGCAGTTTTTATAAATGCGGTGTGCGTTATGATATAATGCGGTTAATAGGATGGGGAAATAAGGTATCAAATCTGACGGCCCCCTATACT